TCTGGTTTAACAATTAATTTTCTACCGTCACAAAGCGTTGCCTCTTCCGTCCTATTATCCATGTAAACAGTATTTGTATTTTCTTTGTTAAACCAGAACATCCTTGAACCGCAGCATGCATCTAAAATCTTTTTATTCTTCATTTGAGTTCTCTTTAATCTCTTACAGTACAGCTATATCCTTTTAGCTTTCTCATTCTGTGTCTAATAGTTCTTACGTTATCCCCAATATATTTGTAGGCATCTCCTTGCATGTTCTTCTGCTCATTATATTTATCTAGCTGCGCTCTCCATTGAATGTAACTTTCACATTTAGAATGGCAACCTACTTCTCTAAATTTGCACTCCCTGCATGGTGGTTTCATAATAACTCCTTGCCCATTGATTAAATACTTTGTTCCCCTTTAGTTCGTCTCTTCGTATTCTTGCTTTTATCAATGCATCAGATGATACAAATACATAACCCCAATGCGGAATGAATACCTTTATAACTTCTTTTGAGCGCCCTTTTACAATATGATCATGTGCTTTCTTTAAATTTCTAAATCTATCATTCATGCTCATATCCCTCTAATCTATTGCCTATTACTTTTACTTTCCCATTATTCACCACAAAGGCTAAGTCAAAATCTAGGACCGCATCAGTTTGTTGGTTGATTGCTTTGCATCGCCATTGAAATTTATCTGTACTGTAATATACTTCCGCTACCAATGGAGTATCTTGTACTGATTTACAATCAAACTCTATATGGTCCTTTTCGTATATCCTTTGCCCTGTATTGTCTTTTGCTTCGCTTCCTCTACATAGTGTTCCGTCCTCTATTGGTACCCATGCATATGTATCATTTTCTACTGCTAATAATCTAATTTGTGTGTAGCTTTGCTTTATTTCATCACTACTAACCCATTCGGACCTGTTTACATTCTTTCTTAGGCCTTTATATATTAATGGCTTCATGCTACCTCCTCACACACTGCATTGATGCCCAACTTCTTTAGTAACTCGTGTATCATCAATCTTCCCTTTTGTGTCCAACGTGTAGATGCTTTACACTCCAATCTACCGTCTGTAGTCATGTATGTGTGTGTCTTAGTCTTTGTATATCCCTTACGCATTAAGTCACTGTACAAAATCCATTGACCATTTACGCTACGTTGAATATGAGCATCATGAAGTATCTTATTTAATGCTTTAGCACTAAGACCATAATCCGCAGCAATCTGCGTTACAGTCATTGCATTTGTAGAACTCAAGATTTTATCTACGTAATCAACCTTTGGTTCATACTCCGCAATCTGTTGTTTCTGTTGCTCAATGATTGCCTTTGATTGGTTATGTGCTTCTACTTCGTCTGCATACAATCTCAATGCTTCTGGTAGTGTCTTTGGAATGTGTAGATCATAACTACCAGTTTTTCTAATTTGTGGAAGTACTTCGCTAGTTACCCATCGTTTGAATTTCTTAGCGCTTGGCATCTTTGATTTCAGTATCAAGGAATATAGTCCAGACTCATTGATTAAATACGTGTCCCTCTTCTGACCTGTATCGGCAATTTGCCAACGCAGCTTATCTTCTTCATCAATATGTTTTCTTATTGCATCTGCAGTATCTTTATAGCCAAGTGCAGTTGCTACGCTCTTGGCCACAAAGTACACTTCATTTTCAATAATGATTGTTCTTAGTTCCCCAAACTCATTACTGTTAAATAGTGTTGTTACATGGTTCATAGTCTGCCCCCTAGTTTTTCCGCATCAATTCTTGTTGCGTTTTCTGCCCCTTTTAGACTTTACTCCTAGTTCTTTACATCTATTTTTAAATGATGTTAAACTTACTCCCATTTCATCTGCTATTTCTTTGTAACTTACCCCTTTATTAACTAATGCCATTACTTCATCGTATTTAATTTCGCCAATCGTTTTATATTGCTCTTTTAGGCCTAATACTCTTAATGCTTTTTTCTTTTCCATTGCACCGTATACTACTGCACCTAGTGCTAACCAATTTATGCAATTCATCGGTACACCTGCCATGCTTGTGTTTTGCATGCTGTTTCCTCCTATTTTGCATAAACCTTTGTTGGACTATATGCAGGACAATCTTCACATTCTTCTTTTTTCAGCCAATGTAAAGTGCCTGCTGTCTTGCCTTTGAATACTTTAATTGATGTTTTTCCTTTTGGACATGATGCTTTTACCCATAATGCACCGCTTTTTGCTGGTCTAAATGAGTGGCTACATATCTTTCTTGGTCTACCTCTTCGCATTTATTTCCTCCTAGAATGGAATAGGTTCATCATCGTCTACAAACCCATTTTCAAAATTGCTTGTGTTACTTTCATTTTCTTTCAACCCATATGTAAGGACTTTGGCCACAATCTCTGTGATGTATCTTTTACTTCCGTCTTTTTCATATGATCTAGTCCTTAATTCTCCATTTACTGATACAAAATCACCTTTCTTTAATCCACTGTATTTTTCCGCATCAACCCAGCATACAATGTTGTGATATTGTGTACTTTGTTGCTCATTCACATATTTGTTGGTTGCCATTCTAAATGTGAGTACTGGCTTCCCTGTTTTTGTGTATCGTAGTTCTGCATCTGCTACTACGTTACCGCTCAAAAATACTTCATTTACGTTTATCATTTACTTCATCCTCCCATTTCTCACATTCTTTACTAATTACGCATAATGCCATTATTGATACTCCTAGCATTGCTCCTATCACAATGCCTATTCCTAGTAGTGCCATGTTTTACCTCCTCAATTCTTATTAGTCTGTAAAATCTGTAAGGATAACCTTCATCAGATACAGCTTCAACTACACTATCGGTTTCCACGTAATAGCCTTTTGGCGGTTGGATGTAATCTCTCCATTCGCTCGGCTTCAATATTTCTGTTTTTACTTTTGGCTTTTCTAAGTTTTTGCTACTATTCCACCTGCGCTTAAATGCATCTTCTTTGTCTGAATAGCATGCACTTCTTTTTTCTTTTACAAAGTAACTTGCTAATCTCACTGCATCTTCTGATCTTCCTTGATACAACATCAGCTTATGCATCCCATGTGGCCAAAGTTCATTCAGTTCATCCGAATATAGTTCTGCATTGTTGATGATCATGTGGAAATGTATTCTTGTTTTTCCCTCCGCTATGTAAATGTATTTCAATTCTTTATCCAGTTTTTTATATCTACGTTTAAGCCGTCTTATAAAATTCTGAATATCTTTCTTTGCATCTTCCCATGTTGCAGGCTGTTCTTTGTAAGTTAATGTGAGATAACAATCATTTGTAGTGAAGTTATTATCAATCAACATACGCAGCATTGCTTCCGCTTGTTTTTCATTTTGCTTTTTCACGGCTTCTGGTGTGATGTTTTTCTTTTTTACACGCTTGCCATTCTTCCTATAGGTTCTTGATGTGTGATAATCAAGTACCTCTATCATATTTTTAGATATGACCTTCTTACGCTTCCTCATCGTAATTACTCCCCATGGTTGATTTGTTAATATGTTATATCTAGTTAATAAGAAAAGCCTTGAAATAAGCTTTTCTCTAGTCTTTCATGCCCATGTGTGATATAATTACGTTAGGTTTGGTGCGTAATTACGTGCTTGATTAGGCTACTTTAATTAGTGGCCTTTTCTTTTTGCCTAGGATAATTGCAATGCATGTCACCTTGTTCAATCTCTAAATATTGGCATGCATCGCAATGTTCCATACATATAATTCCTTTAGCCTGTCTACAGTGTATGTAGGCATGGCTTTTTTTATTGCACTCATCACATATGCTGCAGTGTTTACTCATTATTCATCACCGCATCAAGCAATATTTCTCTTGCCGTTAATGCAAGATGTACCTTGTACTCTTTAATTGGGCCTTTACCTGTTATGCGTAATACATATTCCCCTGTTTTTCGCTTAACAAAAATAGCGCATCTATTAGCAAGAATAGTAAAATCTAAACTTGTGCTTTTATTGCTTACGCTAATTGATGTAATTCGTTCCCTTAAAACTTGTATTTCTTCATCATCAAGCATTAAATATGTTTTTAGTAGGTCTAGTGCCTTTTCTTTTTTGTCTTTCATGTTTTATCACCTCCTTAACCCTGCCTAACATCCAAATTGTGATGCCAGTTGTTAGTGTTAGAAACATATTGATTAATATTTGCCAGCCTTCTGCTTGCTCAATTCCTCCATATAGTCCTAACCCTAATATCCCTAAGCACCATTGCACGGTTGTAATTAGATTTATAATGTTCATCTTCTATGCCCCCTTTAGCCACTTCATGTGCTGCCCTTTCATCCATGCTTCAAATTTTTCTACATGTACTAACGTTTGTTGCGGTCCTAGTTGCATACAGATTTCATTAAATCTACCTTCATTGCGGATCATATCTATTCTTCTATAGATATACATTTTGCTGCGTCCCCATATCTTAGCTAATGTGCTAATAGGAACATACTTTGGTTGAACACTTTCCATTACTACACATCCTTTTTTATTTGTCGCATATTATGCGACTATATCAGTAAAAAAAATAGAATTAATATCATCATATGTTAAAGATAGCGCCTTAGAAATTTTTTCAACATCTTTTACTGTGAAGTTTTCCCCAGACTTATTAAGCTTTCTATATACTGTAGATTTATCAATCCCAAGTACATTTGCTAACTCAATAATGGAAATATCTTTTTCCACTAATTTAGCTTTCAGCTTTCTGATATTCACCATATCTATTCCCCCCTTTTCTTATTTGTCGCTTATATGCGACTTCCTTTATCTAGATATTACCCCATAAAAATTTGCATGTCAACAATATTTTTCGCATTTTATGCGAATTTATGTTTTATTTAAAAATATTTGTTGCATTTTTGCGAATTGTATTGTATTATGTAAACAAAGGAGAAAGTGAGGTTATCACATGAGAATTGGAGAACGTATTAAACAACGTAGATTAGAACTAGGTTATACTGCAGATGCACTAGCTAAATTGTTAAATAAAAATAGAGCTACTATATATAGATATGAAAATGGTGATATTGAAAATATGCCAATTGATGTTCTTGAACCTTTGGCCAAAGCATTAAATACTACACCTGCATATCTAATGGGCTGGCAAGAGTCGCATAAAGCATCTACAACTTCTCACTCTACTCAAACAGAAGATTATTATTTAGATGCAGAAACTGCAGAATATGCGGAAATGCTTCGCACTCGTCCAGAAATGCGTATGTTATTCTCCGCATCTCGTGGTATCTCTAAGGAGGATATGGAAAAAGCTGTAGAATATATAGAACTACTCAAACTTAAACACAAATAAACTTATAATGGGGGATGTTAGAGAGTGATTGTTAATATTATTGAGTGTGATATTCCTAATGTTAAGGCTGTGTCATCTGTTGGGGAAGATGAAGGTGTACACAATATTTATATTCGCAAAAATATGTCTTTTGAAGATATGCGTAATGAAGTAAAGCATGAATTACTGCATATCATTAATGACGATTTTCATATAGATCATCATGTTAATTTAATTGAACATATGGTAAGGCGCAAAGAACTTACTGATGATTTATTAGAGAATATAGAATTTTATCATCACTATATTTAATTATTAGGGGGAATTATTATGTTTTCATTTTTAAAATCAGTGCTAAATTCTTTTACACCTAAGCCAGAAATTCGACTTAATCCGATTACTATTGATGCATTACAAATAGATATTTCTAATACTATTTCAGAACATGTAGACTATGAGCCATATATGCTTACTGCTGAACAGCTGTTTGAGTTGTTAAATATAATAAATGAGCCTACTGTTTCTCTTTCATCATCAAATACAAAACAATCTTATTTTGATACTGAAATCTATCTAAATAAAGTAGATGCATATAATGATAAGATTGATGATATATTGAATGATATTAGTGACCAATCTGATATTACAAAAATTAAGAAGAAAATTGATACATTGCAATCTACGCTTACTAAATTCAAAGAGTTTTTATATTCTCGTGGTGAGTTTGGCAAAAAGGAATATCTATCTTTGCATGATAGCGACTTCAATGATGCACGTGATCAATTAAAAGATATTCTATTAACAGTCTATCCTTTTAATCAATTATCTAAATAATGACAAAAAAATAAGCCCCCACCGCAGTGAGGGCCATTAAAAACTACATACCTTAGAGGTATTTCATTTTTACTCCACCATTATTATACCATACCTCTAAGGCTTATTTCTTATACCATTTTTAGCCTAGGAGGTATTTTTTTAATGTGGGTTGAGACTATAACCACTAAAGCTGGTATTACTAAATATAAATTTCAAGAACGCTATACAGATACATACAGTGGTAAAACAAAAAGAGTATCCGTCACTTATACTTCTAACAGTAGGCAAGCATACAAGCTTGCACAGGCTGAATTACAAAAGAAAATTGACTTGGCCACTAATACGGACATTGCCAAGGATATGACATTGAATGATGTTATATCTGAATATTTAGAGTCAAAGCGTGCGTTTAGAAAATCATCTACTCAATATAGTATGGATAATTTACATAAGCAGGTTATTAAATGGTTCCCTACTGATATATTATTATCTAAGTTATCACCTTACATTATCCAAAGTACCTTTGATAAATTCGCCTGCCAATATTCATATAACTATACTAAGCTTGCTCTTAGTCTTATTAGGCAATCATTGAAGTATGCAAGGCGCATGGAGTATATTCGTGATATTTCATTCTTAGATAATATTGAACTACAAAAGCCTGTGGCTAATGTAGATCATGTTAAAAAGCAGCGTTCTAAATTCCTAACTAAAGACGAACTAAAAGATTTACTTACACAATTAGATAAAATTAATCATCATGTATCCCTCTTATGTGAATTTCAATCTTTAACTGGTCTTAGATTTGGTGAAATGGTTGCCCTCCGCACTCAAGACTATGACATTGAAAATGCTGAAATTGATATAAACGCTACTCTGTCTAATCGTGGTAGCTTTGCAGATGCATCTATGCGTTTACCCCCAAAGAATGTTCATTCTATCCGTAAAGTAAAGCTAGATGCTAGGGCAGTACAAATCATTAATCATTTTATTACTGCAAATCAAGCAAGACGCCTATGGAAATCAAAGTTTGTTGACCTAGGATATATATTTGTAACAGACGGTGGCTTGCCATATGATCTACACTATGTAAATAGGACTATAAAAAAACTTGGTTTTCATAAACCAGTAAGTACACATACATTTAGACATACTCATATATCTATTCTTGCAGAGTCCAATGTCCCTTTAAAAGCAATTATGGAACGTGTTGGTCACAATGAGCCACGTACTACACTTGCTATATATACTCATGTTACAGATGAAATGAAACAGGAAGTAAATGCAGCAATTACTAATATGGGTAAAGTACTTGCAAATAAATAAAAAATGAGCCACCGCATCATGTGCAGTGGCTTTTTTCAACCCTCATATAAAAGGGGCAAATAATTTATTTTTAAAGGGGCAGAAAAGGGGCAAATTATCGTTACAATGCGTTACGATTTGTTACTCCTTCCCTTTCCAAATAGCTATATAACTTCTGTGTCCGTTATTGTTTGTTACAATTCGTTACAATCTGTTAATTAGCTTGTAGAAATGGTGCGGATTGAGGGTTTATACTCAATACTCCGCACCACTACCGCATTATTTTAACTCTACATTTTAAAAAGGGGCAAATAAGGGGCAAATGCTATTTTTCTTTTATTGAATGAAAGTATTAGCCGCTTTTTCTAAATCCCCTGTACCATCAAATTGACTTTAACTTCTATCATCTTTTATGTTTAACTGGAAATACTAAATGATCATTATCATACCATAATGGGTAAAAAGTCCCATTTGATACATATCCAATTAATCTCTTTCTACTAGTTAATCGTAACGAGAATACTCTTTCAAAGTCTCTCATGTAACCAGATTTGATATATTTCTCTTGATATTCTTTTGGTAATGTAGTGGCTGGAATAAAGTGGTTGTTACTCCCATTGCCTTCACGTTTTCCACCTGATGCAGATTTCACTACAGACCAAGTTTGTGTAGAATAGTCCTCTAATTTATGAATAATATTAGAAATAACATCATTCCCATCTAATCCACACCAACACTCATGTTCACTGTAATATGATTTAAAAGACCATTTAAACAACTCTGTATCAAAGTTACGCCTATTAGAGATTGGTTTTTCAGAACTCGTTATTAATGCTCTGCCTTTTTTATTTGCCATATTACCAGTTTCCTTGATAATACTCTTCCATGGATTCTTTGGTAATAATAGTATTGCAATGTGCACCAGCTGGTAATCCACCTCTGGCATCTACCCAAGGTGCTTCTGAATGTGTCATTTGGCTCAAATCATATCCAGATACATCTTTAAGACTATTACAAACTGCATTTATAGTAGCTTTATGATCATCACATATTCTGTTTACATCTGGTTCATAACTTTCTAAAAACTCTGAACCCTCAATCATGAACATACCTTTATGCGTTTGAAATAGATTTCTACAAACAGGACCTTTTGGCCATGCTTCGAAGTCATCTTCAAAGATAGGAACATCATCCCACACTAATGCCATTGCTTGAGAATAGAAAGCTAACTTCTGTAGCTTCATTGCTGACATTGGTCCAAAGTTATCAACTATGTATTTTGCAACATCATAGATAGTACTTTGTTGTCCTTTTCCTTTCATTATATTTTCCTCCTTAACATCACAACCTTTGTTAAGATTAGTTTATAATCCTTTCATTAATCATACATGAAGAAATGATGAAAAGGCAAACTTTTATTTATACTTCTTTACCATATAGCCTTTCCATACCTTGACGGGTTACAAGCCAATTCTTTCCCGATTTTCTAGCTTCATCATCGGTAAATTGTTTATTTGCATATCTCTTTAAGCAGCATTGCTTAATTGAATCAGCTGGTACATTCCATCTTTCTCCAGCCTCTTGTGTAGTCATTACATCCTCTAGTTTCATTATAATACTCCTAATATTACTAATAGATTATATACAGATAATACAAAGGCAATAATACTAATGATTAAAGTTAATCTTGAAATCATATCTATCCCATTGCTATAATAGTTAGGAAGAGTGGGGCTCTTTCGAGCCCCTGTGGTTACTCCTTATTAATCGCCGTTATCACCGCAGTTGCTAGTTGGATGATAGCTATTACTAAGGGTAGCCACTTTTTTATTTTCTTCCTTTTCAATGGTTTCACCTCCTTCCCTATGTCTACATTATAACACGTTTTCGTGTTATATGCAAGCATTTATTTATAATTTTATAAACAAAAAATGGCCTACCAACCTAGATATTTTCTAAGTTAGTAGGCCTTTTATTTATAGTTGCGTGTATCCACCATTACACGCTATGGAGATGTATGGATCACTTCCTTAATGTTTGAACGCTACCCCTATAATTGCACCACCACTTAATACTTGAGATAAGTTGCGTTGCATCCGCAATCGTTTAATGGTTTTCTTGTCGTTCTCTATTTGCCCTTTCAATTCTGTCAAAGAGTTCTGCATTTCGTTTAAGGTTACTTCTTGCTTCATTGATTGAATTTTGGCTTTCATCAATTCGTTTTCCAATTTGTTGATTGTATTGTGTGCTTCGATCAACTCGTTCTTTTGCTTCATGACTAAGTTCTGTGCTTCTTTCAATGGAACGCTGGATGCTTCTATTAAGTTCAAGGCTTTCTCGTTGTTGCTTTTCAATTCGTTCCACTGTGTTAATGGTATCGTTATAGTCCCCTCTGTTTGGTTGTATGAAGATATATCCGATGCAAAGGCAGACGAGCAACACAATACCACCGATAAGAATATAGCGGTTGCGAGTGCTATCAAATACACTTTTGTACTTTTCATACATTATTGTCCTCCTACGTAGTCGGTAATCCCTCTAGCGATTGCACGAACGATAGTGTCTAAATCGTTCGTAAGCATAGCATGGTCATCTTCGTTATCGATGAATGCCATTTCTACAAGAACTGCTGTTGCATCTGTACCATTTAGCACCCAAAGGTCATCACGTTTCTTAACACCACGATCTACGGTGTTAATGCTGCGAATGATTTGACTTTGAATATCGTTTGCTAATCGTTGCCCATTAAAGGACTTGTACAAAGTTTCTGTACCTCTAGCTTGCGTATTAAAAGCGTTGCAATGAAGGGACACAAATATATCTGCTCCCCAAGAATCAGATTCAGAACATACTAGCCCTAAATCATCATCTTGAAGAGTACGTACTTCACATCCTGCTGTTTCGAGATAGCGTGCTAGCATTTTGCCTGCATCACGTGCTACATCGCATTCACGAGTACCGTATACAGGATTAACCGCCCCACTGTCTAAGTTAATATCGTGTCCCGGATTAATAAATACTTTCATCGTTTATCCTCCTTTTCTAATTGGTCTGGTATACCATTGCCATCTTTATCTATCCATAATGCTAGGAATCCTACTAATGCAGTAAGAACAGAAGGAATGAAGATATGATCTATAATGTTTATCCCTACATTAATCAACTTATTCATATCTTCTGTAACATATCCTTTGATAAATACCATTATGTATTCCACCACTACCAATAAAATAGGCACTAGCATTGTTAGTACTAGCGCCCTTGTTGCCCACATCCCTGTAGGATGAATGTTGGCTATTCTTATTGAATTATAAGAGTTCTTAATTGAATTAATGAGTTTTGGATGTGTGTTCATGTAATTCCCCCCTTATATCCTCAACACGTACTTCTAATGCTTCAACCTTTGCAGACAGCAATACTTGCTTGCTTTCAGCTTTAATGCGCTCTGCACGTGATAATTTAATTTCATCCTTTAAATCTTTAAGAGTGTCAGTAAGAACACCCCATTTTTCTTGAAATATAAGATTATCTTGCATGCGTTGTGAGTCTAGTTGTTGAAGTAATGGAATAATCAAAAGCCTATATCCTGCACCTGCAACCACACCTACAATTGTAAGTGTGGTTAAGATGTCATTTAATTCAAATTGCCATGTCCACATAGGCACTCCTTTCTTACATTATTCATTTTTAACTTTCTTGTTTATAATGCGTCGTTAACGTAAATACTATTGTCGCCAAATGTTAAGTTTTTGCCATTTAAAGTAGATACTTCATATTCGCCGTCATTGTTTAAAGTGTGATATGCAACAGGCATATCGGATACAATTTTGACAACGCCGTAATAATCGCCCTGAAAGTCAGGATAAAAATTATTAGCCTTATAGTTAATAATTTGGATTTTTTCCGGTACGAATGGAAGGGATACATATTCATTGATTCTATCAACGTTGGCTAAATCGATAATTAGGCGTTTTACTTTATTTTGTACAGGATTCAAGGTATTTCTTCTTAAAGAGTTGCGCCCACCATGAATAAATTCAAGTACTGCTTTAGTACCTTTTACACTAAGTTTCATATTAGGATTATTATTTTCTTGATAAATTACAGCCGGAGTATTATCTTCTTTAACCTTTTCTACGTTTTTAGTTTCAACTACATCGCCTAAATAGTTGATATATTTAACGTTGATGAAATCGCCAGTATTCTTAGGGATTGGTACGATAGCTTTATTATCGATGATTTCTACAGGTTCTTCATTTGCGATCTGAACTTTGAAGTGATTATAGCCGTGTACTGTGATGTTTTCGTCGCCGTCGTTAAACTGATCTACTGTAAATGGATATTCATTTTTAATACTATCGTAGTCATAAAGGAAATTCATCCCTTCATTTATTCTATTCAAAACTGTAGTTAATACAGTGTCTAAGTTATCGTCAGTTAAATAAACATTTTTTTCTTTTAAAAGGCGTAGTGTATTAGGGATTTTAGGCATTTCACCAGTTTCACCTTTTTCGCCTTTTAAAGCAGCTAATTGTTCTTCAGTAAAATCTGTGTACTTAAATGGCTCGCCCTTAGGTCCCTGTTTACCATTTTCTCCCTTATCACCTTTAGGGCCTTTTAAAGCCTCTAATTGTTCTGGAGTTAAATCCTCATAACGCATTGGATCTCCTTTATCTCCTTTAATCTTAATAATTTGTGTATCGTCTTTAACATTAACTTTGTTTTCATCGTTTACATAAATATTGATTACGCTCATTTTATTTCCCCCTGTTGCTAATTCCTTCATGAATATTAATATGACCTTCAACTAAACATTTCACAGGTTTATCCCCTGCCCATATAAATACATCATACATATAACTACCAAACTGTAATTTATTTGTATCAAGCACCAGTGTAATCTTGCATTTTTCTTCGCTTGCTAGTTCTTCTGTAGACGTTGTTATATCAAATTTCGCTATATACTCTTCATCCCAAGGATACTTTCTAACACATGCAAATAAATCACTTTCATCTATCAATTCACTATATCCAATTACGAAAGTAATAAATTCACCTTTTACTGATGTCAGATTATGCTTGACTGGAAGCATTGGTATCACCCTCTTCTAACAATTCATCATGTATGCATCCCTCTGTAGGGCAAGTGCCGTCTTCATTTAATGTGGCCCAACAATACTCACAAAAATGCATTACAGGTACATTGCTTTTGATTTCTTCCATTATTTCACCGCCTTAATTTTAGCTACCATTTCGGCTTGTAAAGTTTTATATTGTGTCTGCAAGTCAGTAATATCTGTATTAGCTAATCGTCTACGCAATACTGCTTTATCAAGTGCATCAAATCGTTTATCATAGTATTTTTTAATATCTGTAATCTGTTCTGCCTTTGATTTCACCATAGGTTGCTTTTCTACAAATGCAGTTCCGTCATAAATCATATTATTCTCAACGGCATGCCAATATTCTTCATCTGATACTTCAGCAATTTTAACTCCGTCAAACAATTCTGCATTGTCATTTGTATCTGTATACGCAAAATCACCAGTTTCTTTGTTATATATAATATACATAGCTTCCTCCTATCGTGTAATCTTATAACCCCAGATTTCCCATATATGAGAATTTTCATACCCATTATTGGTAATCATTTTTGTTGGTGTGGATTTGTTGCTAATCCCCCAAAAGAAATCCCCAACTGTGGCAATGTTAATTATTTCAAGGCCTGTGCCAACACTCATTTTTCTAGTTTTTTCAAGCCACGAAACATTAATTTGTGACACACCCATATGTTGACCACTATCCGCACTAAGTACAATAATGATAAAATCATAATTTGTGTAAGCGTCTTTTAAGTCAAAAGAGTCCCTATTACGTCCAGTTTGAAACCCGTCACTTTTTGCATCATACAAATTAACACATTGTGTTGGATCTGGAACAATATCCCTTGTTAATGCCAACATTCCCCCACGGTTATCACCTGTATACCATAAAGGACGTTCCCTAGAATTTAACACGGAACATTTTGTGTCCAATGAGCCTAAATCTAAATTGCCATTTGGTTTTAATGCAATTTTTCCTTTAAGGCTTCCATTCTTAAAATTAATTTCACCAGTAACAGTTCCACCTGTTAATAGTAGGTAGTTATTCATAGCTTCGGTTAAACTACTGTTTACTGCATTAACTTCATCAACTATTGCAAGTTGTTTATTACCGTTAGCCAGGGAATACCAACCTGGGCGATTATTTGAACATAGATTAAGGTTAGTTGTTGCACCTTGCGAATTAACACCTACATCCATAGTTCCATTTGGCAGCATACGAATACCACCTTTATTATCGTTATTCTCAAATATGGCCCATGTTCCGTTGGTGAATTTTACATCTCCACTCAAACTTCCGCCAGTTAATGGTAGGTAATTTCTAAACCTATTTTCATGAGCATCAATATTATTGTTATGTAAATCAAATTCGCCTTTTGTAACAAATGTACTATCAACAAACTTAAATATTACGTTCTTTGCATTTCCAATTACTGTCCTTATTTTATAAATTTCACTATCAATAGGTGTAGTCTTGTCTGGTACATAGCCAACATTATTTCCACCATTTGTATAGCTATATAGCATTTCATTTTTTCCATCAACTTTTGCGTATAAGCCAACTTCACGAGGAAAGAAGCCTACATCTAACTTATTATTAGATAGTGTAGCGGTAATAAGATATTGACCGTTTCCCTCATTTACACCGCTTGTTACAGGTATGTTCATTTTAGGAGAAATTACAGAGATCATATCGTTGAAATTTCTTCCTGTAGCATCTCCATCCCCTACTACGACTCTCGTAAAAATTAAATTCTTACGAGTTGCAATACTTTCTGCAATCATTGATAAACCATTTTTTGTAACCACATTTTGTGGATATTGACTAGGCATTATTTACCCCCTTAACAATTAATACGATTAATAACATTACCTATAGATATGTACGAAGCAGCCACAATTTGTGCATCATCTAATTCAGAATCAAATCCAGTCATAGGGTTAATGTTTACCACTTCAAATGTAGTAACAACACTCCCAGTATATAGTTCAGTATCAACTGTATGTACATCATCAATACTTAAACCAATGTGCGATGGTTTAACTACAGTTAAGTTTCTCCTTATTTGAGGTATAGCATATACAAATGCTGAATTGTTAAATTCTAATTTCAATACGCCATCTACAAACTCAACTTCAACATCATCAAGCACAAATGTCTTTACTATGGCTTTAATTTTTTCTAATGTACATTTGCCATTATTGTTCCAAAGCATCTGTACTATTGCCCTACGTTGTTCTACTGTTCCATCACCTTTGATGCCTAAATCTTTTTCGTATACTCTTAACCCTCTATCACCTACCGCATCAAAGAAGCCATTATCTAATAGCACATCTAACAATTCATCAATATCTTGTAATTGTATTCCTGCAGATTGATATAACTCACGCACCCATGGATCATTGCGGTACATTTTATTGATAGCCTTTAAGGCATACTCTTTAAAATCAATCTTAGTCATTGAGTGTCACGCTAACTGTACCAATTACGGCAACTTGTTCTTTTGTTAAATTAATCTTATTGGTTTTCCCATTTACAGTTACACTTTCATAGTCTGCAACACCAGTACTATCAATGATGATATTACTAATTTGTGCTACTGATACATATAGTTGCTTAAATGCTATCCTTTTTAGATATGCTATAACAGCTTCTGTAATGTCTGCTGTAATAGTTGATTTTGTGGATGTACTTGTATGCTGTACACCTCTAACATCAATATTAATAGGGACTTCTGTTGCACTAACTACAGTACAATGTGCGCCTATCGGCGCTTGCCCTTCACCAATACCTTTACTATCTGGATCTATATAATTTTGTACACGCTTAACTAAATCTGTGTTAGCGGCCTTTCTTTCAGAATTTATTACTACTACTTTAACAGTATTGTTACCATTCCAAAGTGCAATGATATTAGCTTCACCTACACCTTCAACTTCCTTCGCCCACTGCTTATAGTGGTAATCGTTCCCGCTTGTTGCTGGTTCACGAAGTTCTTCATAATAGCGTTCTCTCAAATCATCGTCCGCTTCCTCATCTTCACCACCTTTTGCAGCATCATCATTAATTACTGCATTGATACCTGCCAATGTAATTGGCATTTGTGTAATGCTTCCTTTAGGCACATTACCAATGGCTCCAGCTTTTGTACATCTAATCCTTACTGTTGAATTATTAACTACATCTTTATTCTCTAGCGACTCATATTGAATACCACTTTCGCTTTCAAATAGATCTCCTTCGTATATTGTTCCGTTTCCGTCAACAATTCGTAAATTACACACAGATTTTGTGGCTACTTTTCGTTGCGTTCCTTTGCGTTGGAATACTACCCTTGTTAATTCATCGCCTGTTAAGTTATCCACATTCTGTTTGCGTTCAATTTCTTCCGCTTTTTTCCACAGTTCAAGGAGTGCGAACGCTTCGCCCCTTGTAATATCATATGTTGGAAAGCCTTCTGTCTTTTGATATGCATCATCAATGTTACTGAGCATAGTATTATGAATTGTATCCACACTATAATTGGAACTCATGTTCTATCTTCACCTCCTCACCTGTATTTGTCACTACTGTAAAATAAAAAATACCTGCATTGAATTGCCAATCTTTGACAACTACCACGCAAGGTACTTTGTTCATGATGCCTTCTGTAATTCTTCTTTTAATTTCAGATACTTTATATGCCCTTGGCAATCGGTACCCTAATAGTTTAGTTAAATCTAATCCAAAGCTATCGGAATAGATTAAGTATTTTTTCATTTCTGTACGGATAAATAACTCAATCCATTGCTTTATAGCTTCTATTTGTGTATCCTCAACATTCTTACCGTCCTCAAATACAAAGCGGTGTGTCTTATAGTCAAACTTAAATGACCTTCCTACTTTCTTCTGCGCATTAGTGGCGGTGGCAGTTGATTGAATTGAATTTGTAAAGTTATAGTCTGTGGGAAACATCATACACCTTCCTTGACTATATCAACAATGAAAAAGTGTTGTTCATTTTCATCTGGTATTACTAGCACTTTATCCCCTGTTTTCCATAGTTCATTCAATACTATTTTTCCTTCCCCTTGTGCATCATAATCTGTTTTTGGTCCTGCAGGGCAGCCTTTATGTGTCATTTTCCCACTATGCCTATAAGAATACGTTGTAATGTGGTGAATTAATTGAAAACAGACATACCCATTTGAAGCATCAATCATAAATTTACCGTCTTTGATTGCTACTTTCCAAGGTGATGTACTTACTACTTCGCCAAGAACTGCACCAATCCTCACTGGGTTATTGCGTTCTTTCAAAGCGGCAGCAATTTGACCGTGCCACTCTTCCATTATTTCACCTCCTATGACATTCTTATTACTTTAGTAGGTGCTTCATTATTATGCCACGCATAATTTGCATCTGAATAAAACATTGCATGACCTGCACTGCTACTATTTCCAAATGCACCGCCTGCACCGTCTGAAATAACTACATGATCATTGTTGCCATATACTAAAATATCCCCTTTATTAGCATAGCCATTAAAAGCTTCAACTTTATACCCTGCATTTTGTGCATTTCCTACAAGTGTATCAACATTGGCCACTCCAATATCTGCTTGTTGTTTTAAAAATGGATTGTAGTATGAGCCTGTATTTACTACTACATCTACACATCCATTATCTCTATACACACTTTCATAACCATTCATAGCTTGCATTCCAGCATCCACTTGCTTAGCATCTGCACCACCTACACCATTACTGCTAGCTACTGTAGTTGTCGCTTGTGCATAACTACTTGTATCAAGTTCTGCTTGCACCCTTTTTAAATCTAATGTCATTGTGTGATTAACCCCATAATTATGTTTGCAGTTAGTTACTAAGAATTTATCATGAATATCAACCGTGTAATCATCGATAATAAGAACCCTGCCACTTCGTACCGCATCATCACCTAATAGCGTTAAATTTAAATTTTCTTTAATCTTATTGCTTTCTTGAATTGTTTTCTTGGCAATTTGTGCGGTTTGTGCTGATTTCTTATCATCAACTTTAACAATTTTCTTAATCAATCCATACTTCTTAATACTTTCATCATCTTGAATTGTCGATTTAACAGACTTACTTTTTTCTTTGCTTGAAATAACTAGAACGGAATTTCTCATATCCTCCATAGATAGATCACGTGAGTAGTTATTTATTGGTTGAGTAATTACCTTATCCAATACTAATTCCTTATAATCTTCTACGTGGACTTTCCCCTCTCTATATTCCAATCTGTATTTGTAGCCTGTTTCTTCTGTTGCTTGCTTAATAATGTCCTTTATTACATCTGATACAGGTTGCCCTTGATATATTTTCTTTATCTTCGTCTTTATATCAGCTACATTTCCTAATGGGACATTATTCTCACTGCATACCGCTTTAATTGCATCTAGTCCACTAACTCCATTGAACTGAATTTCTATTTCTGATTTATTCAAATAGAAGCAATAATCAAAGCATGTATATGTGTATTTATTTGTGCCACTTTGTTTTTCTGCCACTATGATACCTTGGAATACAATTTCTTCCTTTGGTTCTTCATTAAGTGTCATGGTAGCACTTTTATTATTGTTACTAACTTGATTTGAAAATTCAATTTTCCCACCAATTGCCAGCCTTTGGTTCATCATATTGAAATCAAATGGATTATCAACTAAATCAAATGTAAATTCTTGGCCTAGCGTATCTATTCCGTCTGACCGTTGATAGTTATTTGTGTATGCAGTAATTTCACGTGTTTCTGTTACGTCTTTACCGTCTTTTCCTTTTGTTGTGTTAGTATACTGTAACTTCATGGCTTAACCGCCTTACTATCAGTGGCCTTATTTTCTCCACCTGTTGCAGATTGAGTAGTAGTAGATGTGTTAGTGTAAACATATTCTTCAATTCCTATAGTAGCTTTAATATCTCCTATTTTGTCATAAGAATATGATAGATCATTCACTACGCACGGCATATTTAATATCTCGTTTCCGTCTGATTGAATAATACAAATCCGCATCACAGCCTTCATCTGCCTTTGTGCTTGGAAAAATTGAAGCACTTGTAAGCCGTCTGTTCCATTACCACGAATAAATGAATAGTCTTTATTCACAGGTAAAAGGATATTATCAAGTGTAAGTGACCGTAAGCCTAATGGCCCAATTAACTTAATATCTCCTCTTAATCCTGCAAATGTTTCATTTGTTTGTGGCTCATTTATAGTTGGCAAAGGATTTGGAACTACTGGCAATGTAATATATTCATCGGTTAGTTCAGAATGAAACACAATATCTGTTGTTGGTTTTCGTTCAGCGTAATCTAAGATTTTACCTACTAAACCATGTGATATTTTATCAGCAAATCTTGTAGCACGTGTTACTGCAAGTTTTTGTAATTCTGCTTGCTTTGCATGTAATCGTTGTGTCATTACTTGCTTAGCATTATCTTTAAAACCCATTTCACACCTCCTACATATTGCCCATTGCTAACATTATTTTATTGCTTATGTGATTACCGCATGCATCCATAAATTCTTCATTACCAATCACATTCCCTTGCACTGTTACATTAACAGTAACATTTCCTCTGTTATTAGCTAATTGGCGCATGCTTTCATCATGTGGTATTACCTGTGATCCATTAGGTAGATTGATAATCTCGCCACGTTGATTTTCATTAACGTATGTTGCGCCACCTTTCCAATACTCTGTGCCAGTTGCATTATTCCCTTCTGTAACTCGTCCTACAGTATTGTTATATAGCCACGCTCCACCTTCTTTAATGGCATCTATTTTATCGCCTGCCCATTGAAGCTTATCTTGTACCCAGCCAAGTACTCCTTCTGCCACAGACTTGATTACACTAAAATACCCTGTAAAGATTTGTACCAATCCACTAAAGGCCATATCCCAGTTTCCAGTAAATACACCTGTTAAGAATGTGATAATTCCATTGAAGATTTGTTGTACTCCGTCCAATATTGGTGCCATGATTTGCATAAAGCTATTGTATAAAGATGTTACTAACTGAACTACATAATTTACAAATGTCATGCATCCATTTACAATGTTATCCCACATTTCTGTAGCAAAGCTTGAAATTGTATCCCATACCGCTAATGCCACTTCTTTAACCGTTTCCCAATTGGTAATTAATAGATAGATTGCTAATGCTATTGCTGTAATTGCAAGTAATATAGGATTACTCATCATAAGCATGCTAAGTAATCTAACTACTTTAATTACTTGCATAAACCCATTAACTACAGCCATTACAATTGGAATTACTTTAGCAATTACATTAAATGCAACAAATCCTATTGCTAGTGCCTTAATTACTGGTAACATAAACCCTAAGTTTTCTGTACACCATTTAATTACGTTCCCTACTGTAGCTAGTACCCCTTTCACAACATTCATTGCTTCTGTTAGGTTGCTCTTAATTGTTTCTTTGTTTTCTGTAATCACTTGTGCAATCCAAGTAAATGCACCACTAAAGGTATTAAATATGTCTTGTATTACAGGTGCCACTATTGGCATGATTGTGCTTACCATGTCAATAAATGCTTTTTGCATTGGCAATAACCCCTTGCCAATGGTAGCCATAAGTGCAGCCTGTTGATTTTTCATCCTTTTTAATTGTCCGTCTGGTGTATTTGCTAAGATTTCATTTTGTTTAGAGAATGTTCCATTAACAATTTCATTGATTGTTGCCAATCTTTCTGCTTCTGTACCATTCTTAATGATCTCTTTTTGTGCTTCCGTAAGTGGTATTTTCATCTTATTCAAGCCTGCAACATCACCATTAAATGCACGGCCAATTGCTTGTGAAGCTATCTGTGCATCTTCTGCTGTTGCATTAATACCAAATTTACCTGCCACTAAATTTGTAAGCGCTTCTGATAAATCATTAACTTTATCTACAGGAACATTCCATTTGTTCAGTTCTTGATAGCCTGCACGTATAGTCCCTGCTGAAATAACCCCAACTTTTCCCCATTTCGCTGCGTAATCGTTTAACTGCTTTTGTGCAGCATCTAATGAAGCAGCAGATTTATCATACAAGGAATTATTGTTTGCTAAGCTATTTCTTAATAATGTTTGTGATAGTTCTGCACTTTTTGCAGTTTCTAGTGCTTTCTTGCCATATTCAACAATAGCACCCACACTTGCAAATGCACCAAGGCCAGACATTGCAAGGCCCATTTTCCCAATGCTGCCTGCTATACCTAAGAATTTATTATTAATGCCATTACCAAACCCTGTTAGCTTGTTCTTCATAGCAGAAATTTTTCTTTCAGTATCCTTTGAAGTATCTCCTACTTTTTTCATTGGAGCTGTAAATTTATCTTTCAAGCTAAGCAAGACATTAATGCTTTTAGCCATTATTGCTCCTTTCTATATCTTCCATATCCATTTCAAAACATGCTAAATAAAATGTTCTTTCCAATGGATCTAGTTCAAGTAGTGAGGATAATGTATGCCCCTTACGCATATAATAGCGGAACATAGTTAGTTCCCTGTCCGCCCCTATTGCTTTTTTACTTCGTCAACTGGATTTGCAATTCCATACATTTCTAAAATAGCTTCACCCAATGCAGTAATGTCCTCAACGCTATCATTTAATACTTTGTATACTACATCTGTAGGTTCTGCACACTCATATTTAGCTTGTAGCTCTTTGTTCTTAAATAATGGAACACATGCATAGATGAGTTGTACCATTGCATCCATTACCACAGATAAAGATGCATCTGCTTTAATTTCATCCATAATGCGTAATACAGTCGGTAGTGGTTGATGAATTACAGTTAATTCCCCACCTAATCCCTTAACATATACATCTTTGGATTGAAAACCCTCGTTCATGGTTCTATTTAGCAAATCTTCTAGTTGTACTTTAGCCATTATATTATCCTCCTAATGAAAATATAAAAGGCGGTACACTCGCACCGCCTTATTAAAATTAAAGAATATAGTCTAGGTAGTTATAATCCGCAAATTTGAATGGATAACTTTCCTCTTGCACTTTCTTATTTTCAAATGCATGTGTCAATTCATCTAATGTAACCCCTGTTAATTCGATACGTTCAGCACCGTTTACATCTGGATCAGTTACTTTAGACACAATCTTAATGTCTGGAACACTACCATTTTTAATTTTGCCTGCAATTTTTTGTGCAACTCGGCTATCAATTTTGTGAAGTACTAGCGTGCCTGCACCTTCAAAACCTACCAAGCGTTGATGAACTCCCATTTCTCCGTTAATGTCTACAGCTTCATATTTAAGAGAAATCTTAGCTTCAAAGCTTTTAACATTCGCAAATAGTTCACCGTCAATCCATACTTTACCAAACTGACCACGCAAAATTTGATTATGAATATCTTTATTGGCCATAATTTACCCCCTATTCCATTGTGATTTGGAAGGATAAATCTTCCATTGCATCAAGAATTTTAATTTTAGCAGCAAGGTATACTGTAGATTTGAAAGACATTTTTTTAACCTTATCTTCATCCCAGTCCTCTGCTTCTGTTTTACCTACAGATAGCCACGCTAAACGTTGATTTTCAACATCAACATAAGCATGATTATCATACTCTGGATCTAATACTTCGCCATTAACTACTTTAGTTAAAGATTTGAAATAAGAGTTTACAGAAGAAATAAATAGATATTGGTTATCCAGGTGATTTTTATATTTGCCTACATAATATTTTTTGAATGTAGAATATAAATCTTCCATGATCAAGTCCATACTTTCAACAATAATGATTTTACGCATGTCCTCTGTTTCTGTAGATGTAAATGTGGTTAATGTATTAACCCCACGGCCTACACGTACTACATTATCTTCATCATCGTTGATAAGAAGTAACCAGCCTTCATCAGTCCACTTGTTTACATCTTTTTCACTCGTAATATAGGAATTATCTACATAATCCAAATCTTCTAGTTCATAGTAAGTAATGCTACGGTTCATTGGCAAGTTAGCCAAAATTGCTGTAATTCGTGGTAAATAATCTGTCATTTTTACATTAGTACCTGCTTCCGCATCAGCTTCATGTACATATTGACCTTTCATATTTACTACATGTTTATCATCAGCAACTGTAACATTTGCTACTACGCATTTAACTTTTCGCCCTTTAGAAATTACATTGCGGCTTTTTGTGTAAGACACTAAATCTGTTTGCCATTCCGCTACTGGAGTGCATGCCCAGTTATATTTAATTCTATCTAGGATTGGTTTTACATCTGTAAATGCAGTTGTTTTTGTTGGTACATGTAATACAACTAATTTATTTACATTTGTATAGAAGCAGCGTTTTAACAATTTAATGGTTTCAGCATTATATTTTTTATCAGAAATATCTGCTTCAAACTTATAAATTTCATAGCCTGCTGTTGTTTGTTTATCATCTTTAACAATGATCACCGCTGTGCCACGTTCAGAACGAAGCACTGCAGACACTGCCTTTTGAATAAAGACAATATCAATATTTGGTAAGCCAATTGCCATGTTTTACCTCTTTCTGCTTAACAAAAAAGCACCTACAATTGTGGATGCTATATATTTTCTGTGGACTTTTGTAATTGTCCATTGACTGCCAACTCTTCCATGTATGGTTTTTCTTCTTCTGGTCTGTTTTGATAAATTGTAATATCAAAGTTAGTAATATAGGACATATCTGCTTTGTTAATAGTTTCTACTATTTCATCTGCTGTAATGCTATACCCTTCAACTACTTGTATAGGATTACCCAACATTTCACGTAAGCTTTCACGTGCTTTCAATAAACTTAGGTATCCTGTTTCACGTTTCTCATTGAAATAATAAATATAGATGTTTAAAGTGTCCCCTCTGAGAATAGTTCCTATATCCTCATTCTTAAAATCTACTACTTCAATAAAAAATGAAGGTCTTTCAAAACCCTCTGATATATCCCTATCATTAACATCACAGCCCAGTAGTTCCCTGCATTTTACTGTTAGCGCTTTAACAATGTCTACTGCTGTAACCACTACTAACCTAACCCCTTTTCATCTAGCATTTTATCAATAAACTCTTCTGCCATAGATTGATATTCAGAAGGAAATGCCTTGGCCGTTTTACCCATGATATTTTTACCCCTTACAAAGGCTTCCCCTGTATTGCCAACTATAAGCTTAGGTTTTCCTTGTGATTTATGCCCAAGCATTACATGTCCATGTTCAACTAACCATGCATGTGGCGCTGTATTTTTAACACGTACTTGCCACTCATCCTTGCCATATTTATATGCTCTATCACGTTTTAGGCCCTTTACTAGGTTCTTTGTCCCTGTTGAGGTCCCTTTTTTATAGTTATTTCTAGCGTTGGATTTAAATTTATTCCCTGCACGTTGCAAGAAGTTTTTCGTATCCTTTGGGAAATCTTTATTTGCTAAGTCCAATAACTCTTGAGTAAATTCGCTTAGGCCTTCCGTTTCAATATCAACACTCATTAGATTACTACCTCTGTAAATATCTCTAACCGCTCTTTGTTAAGATACGGATCCATTACATATAAGATATTATACTTTTGACCTTCAATGATAAGCCACATATCTGGCTCAATATCATTTCTGTATCTGCAAATAATCTTATGTGTGGTTCTAGCTAATGTGGTTTCAGCTGCTCTACCGCTTAATAGTCCACCTGTTTGTGGAATTACCCCACAAAACATGTTACCTAAAACAGTATCTACTATTGGATATTGTCCTAGTTCGTTCATTACATCAGATTTTCTATTAGCATGTATTTCTGCTTCATGTTGCAATAAAGTGCTTAATCTACCCTTTCTGTACATATTGGTACCCCTCCATTAAATTCATTGAGTACTTATCCAATATTGCTTGCGTAGTAGGGTTCACAATCGCATTTTCTACTGCGGTATAAGTTCTATTGTCATAAAACTCTCCACATAATGCCATTACTGCCATTGCCATATCATCATATTCATCTAGCTCTTCTTTTGATAAGCCTGTATAAGTAGCACAATATTCAACTGCAGCAGGTAGCACCATGTCAAGGATAGGCTTGCTTGCAGCGGTTACTTCTACTCGGATATAGTTAGCCACAATTTCAATTGTTAGTTTACTAACTTTCATTATTTAGTCCTCTGTATCTACCGCATCATCTTCTTTTGCTTTTGCTCTTGTTTGTTTAATAGGCTCAATATAACCTGCTTGTAATAAATCACTAGAAATTTCTTTATCTGTGATTTCAACAATACTACCAAGTGGGGCAGATACTACCCCACTATAGCCAACTATAACTTTATATTTCATAAAGACTATCCTTTATTAAGCCATTGCCAATACTGCAATGCGTTGTTCATCTACAATTTTACCGTCAATTTCCACATAGCCTGCAACACCTACTGCATATTGTGTAGCAAATCGTTCTTGTAGAACTGTGATTTCTGCGCTATCACCACTAATTTTAGTTGCATAGCCTTTAAGGTCTGCAAATACAGCTACTTTAGCTTTAGTTGCAACTTTTGGCATATTGTCAGACTCAAATACAGGACGGCCCAATAATGTATAGCCAAATCCATTTGTAAAGTCTTTATTTAATAAATATTCGCCTTGTGCATTTTTCAATTTTGCGCATGCTTTAAATGTTTCTGGGTTCATGATGAATACACCATTACCACGGAAATTTTGAGGGATTGCAAATTGCAAATTAATTAGATCATCAGCAGTTAATGCAGATGCTGCACCAGCTGTTACTTGTTGTTTTGCTTGCAATAATCCTTGGATTTTAGCGGAGCCGTTAAGCATTTCATTGTCAAGGAATGTAACAATAGCTTCTGCCACTTTTGTAATTACATAATTAACAATGTCAAAGCCTGCATTATTAATCAAGGATTTAGATACTTTTGTAAGTACACCTACAACATTACCTTTTAATACTACAGATTTGAATTTATTTGTAGTGCTTTCTAATTCTTGGAACTCACCCACATATGCGCATGTAGTTTTAGATGTAGCTTCATCTTCTACTACAAAGGTTAAGTCACCTTTTACATCATAGAAATCAGATAATTCAAGAATTGGTGCTACACGTTTAACTGTCGCAATAATTCTATCTGCAATTGTTGTAGGAATTACAGCGCCATTATCGCCTTTTGTTAAATTTACATCGGAACGTGTTTCTTCATCATTAAATGTTGTTTCACCTGTGCGCAAGAAATTTGCAAATGCACGTTCTTCTGCCATTGCCATTGCTTTTTCATCTGTTTTAGCTGGTGTTTCATCATCAGATACAGACATTAAGGAGCGTTCTTCTTGTGCAAGTTTTAATGTTTTATCAATATCTGCTACTTCTTTTTGTAGGCCTTTAAATGTTGTTGTTTCTTCTTCATTAAGCGCACGTGTTTCTTCGTCCGCTACTTTAACAAGATTATCCATTTGCATTACTAATTCATTGCGTTTTTCAATTAATTTTTTTAAATTTTTCATATTACACTGTCCTCTTTTCTGTAATAAAAAAGCATCCATACAAATGGATGCTAAGCTTTCATTTTATTTAAAATATCATGATATTTTTCGTTGCTGGTTTCTTTCTTATCATCAGTCTTACTACGTTCTTCAATATCATATTCTAATTCCCCTGTTGCGTTTTCATTGGATCTACATTCTAGTAAATCTTCCTCCGCATCAGAACGCACACTAATAGAAGTTGCAATGTATGCAGGATTAACAGATAAAATGCTAACTTCGCTCATATCAATTTCTTTTAGTGTGCGAATTTCTGGCATATTATCCTGTTTTTCCCATTCATCTTCTAGCTTCTTAAACCCAAAGGACCAGCCCTTTAACTGTCTTTTCTCTGCTAGTTCTACCACTTCCTCATCAGTCACAGTTGCTTTTGCGTATAATCCTATGCTATCCTCACGCAATTCAAGCGAACCGTCTTTTTGGTCCCCTAATTTTTTGCGGTGATTAAAACGCAATTCTACATTATTATTGCGTTGTAATGCAGAATTAAATGCTCCCTGTGCTACTTTTTCAAGAAAATTACCTCTTACATCACGGATTGGCTTGCTTAATCGTTCTGTTACATTTACATAACCCTCAATAGTGGCAGCGCCATTACGTACTTCAACTTTCACTATTCTCACCTCCTTTCTCTGCTTTTAATGTAGTCAAATCCCCAAATGCACCTGTATTTGGTGTGTAAACTTTCTTAGTTTTTGGGTAATAGAATACATTCGCTAAATTCATGCTCACAAAATCAATACCCATTGGTGATAAATCTTCACGCTTACGGATTTCATCAACATTAATCCAATTACTTTCAAGTGCTGTTTTATAGGCATTGAAGCGTGTCAACATATCAGCTTTTAATAAATCGTTCATATCCAAGTTAAAATAGTAGCTTCCTTTTTCTGTTTCTAACAATAAGGATCTATTAATAGCTTCAATGAAGCAGTTTACTATTGGCATTATCGTTGTCTTAACAAAAATATTAAATGCTTTCTCATCTATAAAAGTTTTGTCTGTAAATCCAAATATTTTATAAATTAAGTCCGCATTTGTCTGTTTACTTTCATTAAGTTGATTTTCTACCGCTGTACTATCTGCACTTTCAAATGTAATCCCTTTATTCAGTACTATTACATCACTTGTTCCAAGCTTAGAAGTCATATATCTCCAAGCTTTTTTTAGTGCTTCCAAGGCCTTTACAGTCAATCTTCCTTCCGATTTTAGGAAGCCTTTCCGTACACCTTTGCTGATTACTCCATTCTCATATACAAGCGCATTGTACATACTGGAAATATGCATAGCATTATCATCTAATAATCCACGCCCATGAACTCCGTCACTACAATTCCTCACGGCACTCATAATATTGAAATTATCATAATAGTTTCCGTCAACTAAATAATATATTTGTCTATCAATAAGCTTTCCGTTATCTAACAGGCTTACTCTATGTTTAGGTAAGTACTGTAATGACTCTGCATTGTTCCCATTCTTACCAATATAACAGTAGCATGCCCCCTCCATAATTAGATCATTAATCATGGCTTGCTTTGTTTCATATGCCCCAAGAATAGAATTAGTTTCAATGTTTAACAACTTAATCCGTTCATCATCTAATATTTCTGCAATTGTATTTCCTTCACGTTTATACATTCGTACAGGAATACCAGCAATAATCCCAGATATAAGAAATAATGCACTTGCTACTGCAGGCACAGATAAAGCCTGCTGCCTTGTTACTCGTGTAGTTGCATCATAGCTTGGAAGGTTTAAATCAATATCATCTGCAGTATCAATGAATGAGTTTTCATTTAATACTTGCTCTTCCCTAACTTCATATCCAAATAAACTTTTAACCCAACTCAATTTCTCACCTCCTTTCTACATTTGTACTACCCAATCTAATGCGCTATTTAGCATGTAGTTTTGGTGTAACAGATACATAGCATTAATCCCTGCCACTACCATATCAACCTTGCCCCTTGATTTCTTTTTATTTACATAGCGGTTCATATTTGTGTCATATACACATCTTGAATTTTCAAAGTTAATTTCTAGTAACTTATTCCCTTTTTCATACACTAAATTGCCTTCTGCAACTAACTCTGCAAGCCATTTAGTAGCAGGATGTAATACACTAGAATGTTGCTTAATTTCTACCATTGTATAGCCAGCATCTTCTAACTTTTGAGCGGTTGATAAGGCATTCCACCTATCATAGCCAATACCCATTACAGTAACCCCATATTTAGCTTCTATTTGCATTATGTAGCGTTCGATTGCCCCATAATCTACAGTACGATTGCCACACGCAATGCAATAGCAAGCATTAATAAAATCACGATATGGAATGCGTTCTAGTTTTGATTTTTCGTCCACCCTATCTTCTGGAATAAACGCCATTGCATCCCAATATACTTTGCCCTCATCCTCGTCATATGCAACCATATCTACAGCACAGTTATCTGTAGATAAAGCTAAGTCAACACCAAGGAATACTTCACGTCCATTCCAATCAATATGATCTACTGCACCTTTTTGTAAGTCAGCAACATTTACAAAGCTTTCACTGCCAGCACCGCTATATATGATGTTGCAGTGTTTTGTAATAAAGTTTTCACGCTTACTTTCAATCTCAATAGCTACTTGCCGTTTTGCTTTCAAATCTTCCATGATTTCTGTTACTTCAATAGCCAATGGATTGCTTTGCTCTAATACTTCATCATTCGTTGCCCAACCTTTTGTATCATCTGGCTCATATAACAATGCAAATACTTTATCATCATCTACTGCGCCATTTAATACACGCTTAGCATAATCAACTTCATCTTCAAAAGGGTTGTTTAAAGTTGGGTATTTAGTGGAAATTATAAATCCTAGTTTATTTAGTATTGTTAATTGCCCAGAACGCATTGCTTCAATTGCATATGTATTTGGTAAGGCTCCTGTTTCATCTACTAGAAATACACTTGGCAATTTACCGTCAAGTCGCCCTGTTGAATAGTTAAGCGGAATATATCTATTATCTGTAATATTGCAATGAATATAATCACGTAGCATTTTAAACTTTTCCTTGCCATTCATCTTTCCTAGCATGGCAGGACTACTACGCAATATTTCTTCTATTGCTGTTTTTATCTCACGTGATAATGAGCCGTCTGGCGCTACAGAATAGAACTTAGAAAACTTAGGCTCCATGAAAAATAGCAAAATAAAAAGAATAGCAATTATAAATGTCTTGCCATTCTTTCTGCATATCTCAAGTATTGCGTTTTCATATCGTCTTTTGTCTTTATTGTTACGTTCAACTGTACATAATATTGCAGTTATAAAGAACCATTGGAACCCTGCCATGGCATCATATACTGTGATATTCGCCTTTAACCCTTTAGGCATTATTAATAATTTCAATAATTCTCCAATAGTTCGTACCTTATTATCATCAATAATGTACTGTCTATCCTTATTATTTGCAATATTTAAGAACTCTTTAACCTGTAATTTTACATACTTTGGTGCATTGATAGTCCCTTTTGCAACGTCCATTGCGTACTGATAGGCAGGATGTTTTTTATCCACTCAATACACCCCCTTGCAGTACATTAAGCAATGGATCTTGTTCCTCTTCTTTTTGATTAGCTACAAGCACTCCAAGCTTCGCCCTAGATTGTGGAGATAGACACAATTCATCACATAATTTTAAATATGTTCTCACCAGCTTCTCTTGTGTTGCTACAAATTCTCTATCAATTGCAAGTGTTGGTCTTTTTGCCACACGCTTATTTGCAGTGTGTAACATATCAATAGCCACGCTCGCTTGAATTATTGTTTGTGTGTCTAATTTGCTTAATACTTTAGCTTGCCTTAATGCATCAACAATAAAGTGAAATGCTTCTAGTTGTGTTTTAGTTAGATAGCTTGGCGGTTCTATTTCCGCATCATCAATAAATGCATTTTCTACAGCAATACGTTTTTCTTTTTCTGCCTTTGTTAAGTGCTTCTTTGTAGTCCTTGCTGATACAGCTTTTCTCATGTGTCCACCTCCTTTCCTCTGCCTTGCAGCATCCTTGTATAGTCCCTATATAAATAAATATATATTCACGTGCGCACGCATGTCCCATTAGGGAAAATTGTGTAAATTGTGGTGAGCAGTACGGTCTTGGACTTTTTTGTAAAAAATTTATTTTATGGTAGGGGGGGTACTAATTATTTTTTTCAAGTACTCCCTCTTATATTCTCCATGGTCCGCTTTGTGATGATGCATCTTACATAATGTAATCAAGTTCTTTTCATCAGTACGTTTCTTCCATGCTTCATGTAATGGCTCAATGTGATGAACATCTAAGCGTTGTCCTACACTAATATAATTATCTTCGTGCAAGCATAGTCTACACAGATGCTTATCACGATCTAATATATTTCTTCTGCAGTCTTGCCATTCAACACTGCTTCTGAACTTCCGTTCTTTCTTTCTGCTATCAGATGCATTTGCATGCTCCTGCTTGTAGTTGCGCTTTGGTTTATGTGGACATTCTCCTTCATGTATTCCTCCACAATAGCTACATGCTTTTAGCATTGCATCACCTCTACTTCAATACCATATTACTATTACGCTTTAACTTCCCATGCGTTCTTCTACATAATCCACAATTGGGTTTTCTTGCATCATTAGTTGTAATGTAGCTTTTACATATCCCTTCATATTCAATTGTATCTGCAGTGCAGATGCCATATTTATTATTTAAGCATCTATCCCTATTACAACATATCCTAGTCATACATCATATCCCATTGCTCTACGATTAATTACATATGCTTCATCATATGTAATACCTTCACGCTCTGCTACTTTATTCAAGCAATCATCTTTGGTTGGATATTGGCCACTATGTGTATTGATATGGCATTGTGTACAGAGTTGTATTAAGTTCTCCTTAATATCTCCGCCACCGCTTCCACGTGTATTAATATGATGTGGTTCTATATTTGTTTTTTGTCCGCATATTTCACAATATGTCTTGCGAACTTCTTGTATCGTTCTCTTGGATGTAATTCTTTTATGCTTCATCAAATACCCCTTATAAACTAAAAAGGACCGCATCATACTGTGTTGTGCGACCTGTGTATGATGTAGTCCTTAATAGTGTGTAGTTTTTCTAGGAGGCTTGTTGAAAGTGTTCTCTTCATCCATGCCCACATATAGTATCCCATAAATTCATAGTCAAATACTATCAACCTTTTTGAAAATTTCTTCAAAGTTTCTAATTGCTCTTTTATGTAGGTTATGAATGTTTTGCACTGAACAGCCAATTAATGCTGCCACCTTTTCCCATGTATGCCCATTAACATATCTATCAATCAGTACGCTCTTTTGTTTTGAACTAGGTATGGCATTAATAAGAAATCTTGCTCTTTCCCTTTCTCTTAGGTATGAACTCCATTCTCTCATTAGTTCATTTGATAGTGCATCAATGTTTGCTATCTTATCTTCAAAGGTAATCGGTTGCCCTCCGCTTACAATGTCTTTGCTATAGTCAATTGCTTGCAGATACATTATATCTTGTTGCAGCCTTAACACTTCTCTTTCCTTACATTTGATATTCAAATCAGTATCACGTATCTGATTTAAATATTCCCTTCCTGTCATCGGCTATTATCTCCCTGTTCCTTTAATTTATCGGTCCATTCTTTCCATGTATATATTCGCATTCCTTTTGCTATTGCAAATGACCATTCTCCAATGCAGCCTTTAGATGTTTCCCAGTCCCCACATAATACTAATGCATCACATTTATTTAGCATGTCCAAACATATTTTTAAGCCTTTTGAATACTGTGTATCAAAGTACAACATGCTGAAATTGTGAAGAGGTGATAGATATGTGTTGTTCTTATCTAGCATTACTAAGTTTTCCATAATTGTATCAATGGAATACTTATTAGCTTTATCTCCACCAAATGGATGTGCTACATAAATTAATTGGTTTTTAATCATTCTCTTCTCCTTCTTTTACTAGATCATTGATGTGAAATGTTTCACCCTCAACCGCATCAGCTTCTAATTCTTCTTCCCATAGTTTCCCCTGCGCTCTTGCCCCTCTTACAAACATTTCTATTTCTTCTACCAATGGGATTAATTTGTCTTGTGTTTCCTCATCTACTGGAAGCCATGAAGTGCTAATTGTACATTCATCCCCTTTTTTGTTTGTTATTAAAAGCACATATTTTACTTCATTAATTATCCTTGGCATTTCCTTATGCCATTTAAAGCTAATGGATTTAATCTTCATCCACTCTTCTTCAAATAGCTTAAATACTTTAAATATTTCAAATACCAATGCTCTTGCTTTTACATATGCTTCTAATATCTCTGGTCTGAAATCGTCCTCTGTGCTTAATTGATATGTTTCAGTAATACCAGTATTATTTGCTTTCTCATACTTTACTTTCTTTTTATCCCCAAATCCAATGCTTAGTATTCTCATCTTTATTTCCCTTTCCGTTGTTTATCTTCACACACCCAATCCCCACAAAGTACTTTGTTTTGTTTGTTAGTATAAAATTTCTTTCCGCACTGCACACAGTATCTTGTGTATTTAAATGCTTTCTCTAATCGTTCTTCACGTTCTTTCTCTAGTTGTTCCTTTGTTTTTCTAGGCTTTACTGGTTTGCCTGCTCTACAATCTGGATACCATGTGCTATGGCTATCTGGTGTAAATAACCTATCACATCTATGACACTTTCTTTGCATTTCTTATCCTCCTAGCTACTTATATATGCTTCACATTCTTTCAATATGCTTTTAACTAAATCTATCGGAATATTTGACCTGGTATTATATCTATTACCTCCATTGTTGTAATGCTTTAGTCCAATCTTTCCTTTTACCTTTTTACTTCGTAACTTTAAATTTATGTTGCTTCCAAACTTTGTTGCCTTCTGCACTGGGTATCCGTAATTGTTATAATATGTCAGATTTTCATATGGGATATTGAACCCTATTACATTTTCAATATATTCCCATAGCCTTCCATATGCAGGATTTTCTATAACAAATATTTTTGGCTTATAGTGATCAATGATTTTTAACGTGTTGTATATACACATTTCACCGTTTATTCTTGTCAAAAATGATTTATCATATTTAAATTGATAGTTACTATAATCATCTTTATTCCTAATGGTGAATTTACTGCTTTCTTCATACCCTCCAAATAATGATGTTGTTATACCTTGTTCTTGCTTCCAACATGCATTGCCGCCCTTCATGGCACTTGCAACGCTCCAGCTTTCACATGGTGGACTAGCTAAAATTACATCTGGTGGTTCTAATCTATCTAATACATCCCATAGGGCCATTGGTTGGTGTAATGTATTAACAGCCAAATCTTGCTTAATACATGCATCCCCAATCCCTATGGAGATTATCTTATGCTGCCCCCCCCTCATTCATATTAAATTCATCTACTGCTTGTTTGTAGCATCCGTTTCCGTCATCGAATAGTCCCCATATATTCATTTTTCCTCACTTTTAAAAAATACTAACCATATTGTTTTTCCTCTTCGTTGTCCAATAATTGGCTCGCATGGTAACAGCTTTTTTACCTGTGGTAATGTTATTTGCTCTTCATTCCATTTAAATATCATTGTTCCATTTGTTTTAAGCACCCTCCAACATTCTCCTAAGCCTTTCTTTATATCTTCTTTCCATGCTTCCCCTAATCGTCCATACTTCAATTTCAGATATGACTCTTCTCCAGCTCTTAATAAATGTGGTGGATCAAATATAACAAGGTGAAATGTTTCGTCTTTATATGGCATATTTCTAAAATCTGCCATTATGTCTGGTTTAACAATTAATTTTCTACCGTCACAAAGCGTTGCCTCTTCCGTCCTAT